TCAAGAATTCTTTCTAAGATTTTCCATGATATCGACCGTTTCATTTCTCATCTTATCTGTTACATGCGAGTAAGTATCCATCGTAATTGAAATTCTGCTGTGGCCCAATCGTTCAGAGATTTCTTTCATTTTTGCGCCATTTTCGAGAAGAAGTGTAGCATGAGTATGTCTGAGAGAATGGAAGTTAAAAGAGAGGGAGAGTGCATTCGATATCCTTCTTGTGTTCCATTTCACCACACTTGGCGTAACTAGCTCACCGTCTTCCTTCGTACATACTGCATTTGAATCAATGTAGAGCTTTCCATACTTCATTCGATTTTCTAATTGTTGTTTCTTATGTTTTTTCAGAATTGCTAGCAAGGTTTGTCCAATAAAAATCGTTCGATTGGAACTGCTTGTCTTTGGTGTACCATATACCCATTCGCCATCATTCTTTACCATTTGTTTCTCTACAGTAATTGTTCCATTTGAAAAATCGACATTATCCCACGTCAGACCACAAACTTCGCCAACGCGCATTCCCGTATAAAATCCAATATTCAAAGGAATATAGAAAGGATGTTCTTCAGGAGTAATTTCTAGCATATGATCAAAGTCCTCAAGAGAAATGATTTTTAGATCTTTTTTAGTCGTTGGTCGTTCTTCGTATTTTGGTATCTTTACATACAGCATAGGATTTTGCTTGATTAACCCCCAAGGATAAACCGCCATATTCAGCGCATTCTTAAGGACAGAGTGAGTAATAGTCATTGTTTTCTTCGAGTAACCCTTTTTAAATTCAGCATTGATGAAATTTTGTAAAAGAGCAGGGGAGAGATCCGTAAGTTTTTTCTTTCCTAAATAACCGTTTATATGATTTTTGATGGTAAATCGGTAGTTTTCATAGGTATTGTATTTTAGATTTAGTTTAACGTATTCCTCCATCCAAAAATCAAGGTATTGTTTTACTCGAGTATCCGTACCTAAAAAGTATTGTCCTGTTTCGTCAATATCTGATAAAACTTTTCGTAAAGCAGCTTCGGCCTCTGGTCGGGTGTCTCCGCCAACTTTCTCCACTTTTTTTCTTGAGCCATCATCATTGATGTCTTCAAAATAATAATACCAACGTTTTCCACGTTTTCTCACACCGCCACGCATAAAATCAGTCCTTTCATATTGCTTTGTCATTAGTACGATAGTTAAATTCTTTTGGTACATATAGAGAGGGAATAGATGTAAAATCCGTATTTTTAATAGAAGTATACGAACTTATGTTCTTTTACGTTTAAAAAGAAAAGCCCGAAGGCCAGTCTTTATTGTAAATTTAAGTTAATATCATATGTGTGATACGAGTTTTCATCATCATAATTATCAGTTTCATAGCTAGAATCAATCTTCAATCGAAGAGATTTGATTGAAGATGCATCAGGAAGTTTTGATAAAGGATAGATGCCCCAACCATCTTTTTTTGTTCCTTTCATGAAGTCGCCATCCCATGAATCATAATTAAAGACTCCGCCATCATCAACTTGCTCACCATAGTCAGTTACAATTATGGCTTGATTAGGGTATATAGATACATCTTGTTGTGTATTATCTATGTTGTAATGCACGGCTACAAAACCATTGTATTGATTATCAGAATAGTCTTTGATATCAGTAGTTTTCACAACTGAGACCCGATCGATATTTAGGTTAACACCCGCCCAAGAATTATCATTAAAATTGGTTGAATAATCTTGTTTACCTTGTACTTCTATGGATTCTCCATCAGGTACATTATCAGCTATTTTCCCAAAATCTGAATCATTTGATAGAAGATTAGTCTTTTTTTCCACAGAGCTACTGGTTTCAAGAGAAACCATTGTAGAGCTCGCAGTGGTTGTTTCTTTAGGCGTATCAGAATTTGAATTACTATTTCCACATGCTCCTAGTACGATACTAGAGAACAGAATTAATCCTACCCCAACTATTTTTTTCATTTCTTCCTCCATAACAATAAAAATATATTTACTCCCACTTAATGGCAGGTAGTGATAGTCGCCATTAATAAAAAGAAAAGCCCGAAGGCTGATCTTCAATGTAATAATTCAGTCATTTTTTTTCGAACAAAAGTCTATAGAAATTTTTGAACTATATCAGTAATTTGTTTTGAATAGCTATAAATGTCTATAGGCTCTTTCAACTCATAAACTGTATGATTATCATCGTTTAATTCAATTTTCATTCCATTTGTATTGAAACGAACTCTTAGAATCCATTTTCTGATATTGTCATCTAATAATATATTGAAGTAACTTCTGTTGTCTCGATAGAATAATCGGTCTAAAGGAATAGTATCTACTAAAACAACTTTACAAATAGTATAGGCCTCTAATTCTTCAGGAGTGGTAACAATTTCACTATCAGTTTCATCTGTTGTATCAGAATCTGATTTAGTTTCTGTATCCTCAACAGTAACCGATGTTTTCAAAGCAGCGCTTAATTTATCATTAACTTTTTCAGCGATAAATTGGTTTAATCCTTTTTTTATAATTGGTTTAAATTTTTCAATAGTTTGCTTTGTTTTCATTCCGTCATAAATTTCGCCAAGAAGATATTTGACAAAATTTTCCGTTGGTTCGTTTAGCTCAGAAGACAGGTAAGCCTTTAATGAATTTAAGTATTTAAGTTCTGCTGCAGAACTTGTAATCTTGTCTACGTCGAAATTGTCTTTATGAAATTTTGCTAACTCTGGAAGTTGGCTGTCTTTAATTTTTGTAATATTAATAGTTAAAAAAGGAGTAAGATCCATTTTATTTGGTTCGTCTAAATCAGTAAAGAACTTGTATTCCTCGCCGTTCGTCAATATACCAAATTTAGAAGTAGTGGTTCCAAAATATCTAAATAGTTGAGAATCATGTTTTGTTAACTTTTCATTGATCGATTTTGCTTCTATAAGTATAGTTGGTTGCCCATCAAGAACAATTGCATAATCAACTTTTTCGCCTTTCTTTATACCTACATCAGCAGTAAACTCTGGTACAAACTCTGTAGGGTTAAACAAGTCATAACCAAGTGCAACAAAGAAGGGCATAATTAATGAGGTCTTTGTTGCTTCTTCTGTACCAATACTATCTTTTAATTCAACCACTCTTTTACCTAATTGTTTCAAGCTATCTTGAAATTTTTCCATTTCCATGATGAAACCTCCTAATAGTATTGCTCCCACTAAGGCAGGGAGCGATAGTCTTCCCAACAAAAAGTATTTGAATTTATGTAATCACTTTCCCCACAAAGTCAAAAATTCAATACTTAATTATTCAAACATTAAAAATTTCAAATTAAAAATCTATACATACTTTCAGGAAGCCCGTACAAATTTGTTAATTCCTCAACTTTCCTAGGGTATTGATCGTTGTCTTCTTTATAAAGAGAAACAATGAGATTAGCAGCAAAGCAATTCGCTTCGCTTTCTGATTTGCTTCTAGAATTTCTTGTAGAGACGTAATAACTTGATAATCCTTTGTGGAAAATGGCATGACCAAGCTCATGGGCGCAAATATAAAAACGCTCTTCTGATTCTTTCAATTCGTGGCTTAAGAGAATGACGGATCTCCCTAATAACTCTTGAAATTGTCCTTTCGGGTTATTCATAAATGGCACGTACTTAATTTGAATGCCCATTTGTTCACAAATGATAAAAGGATTAGCAGAATTATATTTCTGCTTTAATTTACCAGCTAGATTTATTATGTCTCTCTCCATAAAAATCACTTCTCTTTGTTTTTATCTTCTTTTCTAAATTCCCAGAACAAACCAGTTAAAATATCTTTAACACGCTGTCTCTCTTCATCTGTTAAAGTTTCACCACCATAAGCCATGTTTACGTTTGATTCTAATAATTTATCTAACTCGATTAAATCATTCTCATTAGCCCAGTCAGGGATAAGATCAACGTTAACAGGTGAATTCTCTTCGAAGTAGGAAATAGACACACCTAAAGCAACTGATAGCTTTTTTAAAGTTTCTAAAGTTGGATCTTTCCGTTCACCTTTTTCAAATCTAGATATTTGAGAAGCACTTACTCCAGATTTTAATGCTAACTGATTAACTCCTAATCCTCTAGAGGTTCTCAATTCTTTTAGTTTTTCTCCAAACTCCATGATAAAACCCCTTTCTTAGATAAATGATATAGCCCTTTGGCAACAAATGCAAAAAAAATTGCAACTTGGCAATAAAAAGTGTTGCCAAATGACAAAATAAGTATTATAGTATTGTCATAAGGCAACGGAGGTGTAAAAAATGAAAACATTACTCAAACAAGACGAACTTAATTCCTTAATGCAATCAAAAGGTGATGATCCATATTCATTAGCTAGAAGAATGGATGTCGCTCCATCAACGGTCTATAGAATATTGAATGGAGATCGCGGGATTGGCGGAGAATTGATCCCTAAACTGCTCAAAGCTTTCGAACTTTCTGAAAAAGATTTTGATAAGCTTTTTATTTTTAGCGAAGTATTGCCAAAAAACAACAGCAAGGAGGTTTCTAAATGAAATTTTTAATAATAGCAATATGGATATTTGGAATATTTTGTATTCAGACAATGCGTAAATTAGAACCTAGCAATAGTTGGTACCCTTTCTACGCATTGCTAGTTTTATTAATAATTACTAGTTATCTATTATCCGTCTAATATCGTACAAAAGTGTTTCTTTCATGTACAAGCTAGTCTTGCTGATGTCGCCACTAACGACTAATTCATAGAATTCCGTAAAATGATCGTAAGCTTTTTCTGGAACATAAGGTAAACATTTATAAAAGGAAGATTTTAATGCCATTTCAGATTTAGTACTAAGTGTATTGCCCATATATTCCCCGTAATATTTGAGAAAGTCTTCGAATAGAGTTCGAACATGGCTGGAGTATTGTTCATATTTTTTCTGCTGAACTTCTAACTTTTTTACTTTCAGTAAATACCGATTGTTAAGTAGTGTAGTTAAAATCGGTGAAATAAGGGCCACTAAAGCAACAATTACGGAAATTGTAATTGATAGATTAAATTTCATAATTATCACCTCGCTTTCGAGATGATTATATCAAATAAATAAGGAGATGATTTTAATGACACGCCAAGAAAAAATAAGCATCGTTTTAGATGCAAGACCTCGAATGATCCATATCATCAAATGTGCAAATGATGATCAACTCGATCGTCTAGTTGAAGAAGTTCAAAAAGAGCTTGAACGTGAACTAGATGAAGCAGCTTTCGTTTGATTCTTTAAATTAATAGTATAAAAAAATTGCTCGTATTGATATACGGGCGAATAAGAATATGAGGTGTTTAAACTGTTAAAAAAATCAAGTGTTATTCGAGAATCGTTAGTCGAAGTAATTAATAAGAGTGGTGAGACCAAAAAGGAAATAGCAAGACAAATCAACGTCTCTCAACAGTCATTAAGCGATTGGACAACATTGCTTAATACGAAGCCCGTGACGTTGGAAAATGCTCAGGCGTTAACGGATCATTTTAGAGATTCTGATTTTACTCTTCAAGTGATTCATGAGTTCTTTGGTTTATTTAAATCAATAGACGGTGATGTTTATAGAAGAGATCCATCTTCACTTGATAAGTTGCAAATGATTGAATCAGATGAGCGGAAACAGAAGAAGCAAGAAGTAGAAAAAATTCTTCTTAAACAAGTAAATTACTTAACTGTTGACGATCGTCAACAAATCATTGCATATGCTTATGAATTTTTAGACGAGATCATGGTTGAAGTCACACTAATAAGTGCATTATGCGAAATACTTGGAATCGATATTCGCAAGCTTAGTGAGGAACGGCTGTCGTACTGGGTAGTACAAGGATATATGAAAGGATGATGGAAATGGAAACATTGGAAAATATTTTTCCAAAAAAAGTTGTCTTGAAGCGCAACAATAAAAGAAACATTGAAAAATTAACATACTCAGTTACTGAAGCGGCATTAGCTATAACAACAAATCCACAAAACGTAAAAGCTTTGATCGATATGGGGTACTTGGGTTGCTTAAAGATTGGAGAGATACGGATACCCAAAGCTGAAGTTAACCGTTTTTTAAACAATTATATGAACCAAGATTTGGCTAGTGAAATTGCTAAATATAGAGAGGAGAGAAAGAAATGAAAACTGTATTTAAAATGACTGTCAAGAGCGCTTTGCTTATGAGCCTAGTAGCAATCGTACTGGCAAGTATTAATCCGGCATATGCACTTATTTATTGGGGAACCTTAGTAGCGGTTACTGCTGTAAGAGAAAGTTTCAAAATGCCAACACAAAAAAGACCGACCAGCGACGGCAATCGCTAATCGGCAACATATCAAAATAACTTAACTGTATTTTAGCATGAAAGGAAGGCTAAAACAATGAATGATTTTGGACAAGCGCTCGATCAGTATTTGACGACTCCCGAATGGGGCAACCCACATCAAGAGGAGGAAGACGATGAGTAAATCTACCTTAGAAATGAGCCATCAAGAATGGCTTGAAGACCGTAAGAAAGGCATCGGAGGTTCTGATGTCGGAACGATTTTAGGATTGAATAAGTGGAAATCACCTTATCAACTCTGGCTAGAAAAAACAGGACAAGTCGTACTTGAAGAATCAGAAAATGAACCAGCTTATTGGGGCAATGTTTTAGAAGAAGTTGTTGCCAAAGAATTTCAAGAACGAACAGGCAAAAAAGTACGTAGAAGAAACCAAGTATTTGAACATCCATTACATCCATTTTTAAGAGCAAATATTGATCGTGACGTAGTAGGGGAAAACGCCATTCTTGAATGCAAAACAGCTAACCAATTTCTTGGTAAAGAGTGGGAAGGAGAAGAAGTCCCGCTTAGCTATCTCTGTCAGGTTCAACATTATATGAATGTTTTAAATAAAGATTATTGTTATATCGCTGTGTTGATTGGCGGACAAAGATTCATTTGGAAGCGAATTGCGAGAGATCAAGAATTGATCGATACGATTACAGAACGCTTGGTTGAATTTTGGGAAACAAATGTAGTTGAAGGTATCGAGCCTGTAATTGACGGAAGTGAAGCGACTGCTGACTTCTTAAAAGAAAAATATGCAGATGTAGAAGAAAATCAAACAGCTCTACCATCGCGTTTTGATGAACTTATCGAGCAAAAAAGAGAACTCAAGCGGACGAAAAAAGAAATTGAGTCAGCTATCCGTCAAGTAGACAACGAGATTATCAGCGAGCTAGGAAAACGTGAGGCAAGTATTGGCATTACACAAAGGAACATCATCAGCTGGAAACTTGTTAGTACTAAACGCATGAACACGAAGAAACTAGCAGAGAAATATCCAGATATCGCAAATGACGAAGAGATTTATAACGTTACTGAATCAAGAAGACTAACCGAAAAGGAGATCAAATAATGAATAAATGCCCACGGTGTGGAAGCGAACTTCGAGAACCATCATGGAATTATTGTGTGATTTGCGGATTACCGATGAAGGAGGAAAAAAACAATGGCAACAAATGAATCGTTAAAAAAACAACTGACTGAACAAAATACTCAAGTGGTTGACCCATCAAAGTTAGGTTTTAAAGCTTTGATGAGTACGCCAGCAATGAAGAAAAAATTTACTGATATTCTACATGAAAAATCGGATTCTTTTATGGGATCGCTCATGACTTTAGTTGGTAGTGATAACTATCTGTCCAAAGCAGAACCAATGACCATTATTGCTTCCGCACTAAAAGCAGCAACTATGGATCTACCTATTGATAAAAATTTGGGATATGCCTATGTTGTTCCATTCAATAGAAAAGAAAAAGTTGGAAAAGAATGGATTACACATAATGAAGCGCAGTTCATTCTAGGATACAAAGGCTACATTCAACTTGCGCAACGTTCGGGGCAATATAAAGCTCTGAATGCATTGGAGATATACGAAGGACAATTGATTGAGTGGAATCCTTTAACAGAAGAATTTACATTTGATTACAATGCTAAGCAATCAGACAAAGTTATCGGATATGTTGGTTTCTTTGAACTATTAAATGGATTTAAAAAGACAGTCTATTGGACTAAGCAAGAAATAGAAGCTCATCGAATTAAAAATGCAAAGGGATATGACAAAGAAAAACTATCTGGAGCTTGGAAGGATAATTACGATGCAATGGCCATTAAAACAGTTCTGCGGAATCTTTTATCTAAGTGGGGCATTTTATCAGTAGAGATGCAAACTGCTGTTACATCGGACGAGAAGGTTTTCCGATTAAACGAGAATGAAGAGTTGATTGAAGAAACAACTCTATCAGAAATGGAGCCAGAAAGAAAAACAGTAGAACCCGTTATGGATCAACCTGCAGAAGATTCAGATATTCAAACTGGGTTATTCGATGCATCAAATCCACCATTAAACAAATAGCGAGGGAGTTATCTCCCTCTTAACATCAAAACGAAAGGAGGAACACAATTGGATTACATCGGACAGCTTAATGCTTTTGACAATTGGCTTGAATATAACGAGCTTGGCGCTGGTCCCCAACTGCTTTGGTATAAGCTAATGGCTATAGCAAACAAAAGTGGATGGCAGAGCGAATTATCGATTGCCAATACAAGGCTACAAGCAATGACTAAAACGTCTGAAAAAACATTGATTAACAATCGTAATCAATTGATCCAAAACGGACTCCTTCAATATAAAAAGAGAGGTCGTACAAAAGCTGGAGTTTATATTCTTTCTGATCTAACTGGAAATTTTACAGTAAAAACTACAGTAGATAATACGGTAGAAAACTCCGCTACTGGAAATATTCCAGTAGATAGTAAAGTAAATCCGAAAGTAAATAGGGAAGTAAATCCTTCAGTAGATTCTACAGTAAATCCTTCAGCTTATATAAACAATACAAAACAAAACAAAACAAATAAAGAAGATGATGATATAGGCGTGTATGAGTTCATCCAAAAAAACTGGGGGAAAGCACCTACTGGACTTTTGCAAGGAGTATTAGGACCGATGATTAAAACTTGGGGAGCAGATATGATTCTCTTTGCTTTTAAATTAGCTTTCGAAAACAACGTTGAGATGCCAGGATTGAAAAAATACGTTGAAGCGATATTAAATTCATGGAGTAATCAAGGAATTAAGACAATGGAATCAGCAGAAAAAGCCCAAGAAGATTTTAAGAACAAGAAAAAACAAAACTATCTTCCTAAACGTCAAAACAATGTACGGCGTGAAAAGTTACCTGATTGGGTCAACAAACCTCAAGAAGAAAAGGCACTAGATCCTGATAAAAAAGCAGAATTAGAAGCCCGCTTTGCTGCTTATCAGGCTAAGAAGGAGGCGCTTCTTGAGAACGAATAAATATCGTAATCGAAAAACTATCCATCGAGGTATTAAGTTCGATTCTATCGCAGAAGCGAAGTACTACGATCTAGCTTTGTGGCAAGCGGAAGCGAACGGCTGGAAAGTAAAACTTCAGGAACGATTTGAGCTGATGCCGAAATTTGAACTAGACGGAAAGAAGTATCGCAAGATCGAGTATATTCCAGACTTCACATTTTATAAAAACGGCAAACTAGTCAAAGTCGTAGATGTCAAAGGAATGCAGACAAAAGACTTTAAGATCAAGGCAAAGTTGTTTTGTCACCAATATCAAGTTCCGTTGATATTAGCTAAAAAATATCGGAATACGTTCAAGGAAGAGCGTTTTTAACGAGGTGGTCCATCATGACAACAGAAGAAGTGATTCAATTGCGTATTCGAAGTATTCAACGTGAGATTGACGATCTGGAGCGAACAAAGTCGGTGATGGTCAATGAAACGGCTAGAAAGGCAATCGATTTGCACATAGAGAACTTAAGAAGGGAAATTCGTAGATTGGAGGAATGAGCGTGGATAAGAAAGCGACAATGAAACGAATTGCTGAATTAACCAAGTCAGAATCTTGGCAAGAAGACAAAGAAATAGTTGCAGAAGTCCAAAAGCTCGGTAAATCAATGTGGGCTGAAAAGCCAAAACGGAAAACGCCGAGAAGAATTGCAATCTGGCATGGTGATCGAATTCTAGTAACAGGTACTGCTGAACAGTTATCTGAAATTACTGGATTAAGCAAAAACATCATCTGGGATAGAGCTAGGAGCTTATGGATTGATTCAAAAGGACGACAATTTAGGTATGTGGAGGAGAAATAATGAACGAACTAATCACAAAAGTAGAGCAGTGGGCTAAAGATAAGGGATTGGATCAAGCTGATTCCAGCAAGCAAATGTTAAAAACGATCGAAGAGATTGGGGAAGTTGCCGCTTCTCTAGCTAGAAAAGATGAACATGGTTTAAGAGACGGAATTGGAGACGTAGTAGTAACCTTGATTATTTTAGCTATGCAAAATGATATGGATTTGTACGAGTGTCTGAACCAAGCATACACCGAAATCAAAGGACGCACAGGGAAAATGGTCGATGGTATATTCGTGAAGTTGAGTGACTTGGAGGAAAGCAAATGAAAAACTATGATCCAAATATACGACGGGGCACGCATACTATTAAAGTTTCTTTTCAACAGTGGGATTACAAAGGCTTTATTACGTTTAGCAGAGGCGGAAATTGTAAAGGACTAGATGTTTTAGCACTAGACGAGGATGATTTATACGATCAAACATTGACAGATAATCCAATTGGATTCGGATTGCTTTCTGCAGATGATGAAGGCAATGAATGGTTCAAGATGACGCTTAAAAATGACAAAGATGATGTATTAGAAGTTGAAGATGAATGGAGTTACCTTGCCAGCTATATCGTCGGCATTGAGATTATTGATTTTATCGAGGAGGAACAGTCGGAATATATATCAATTGAATGGGGAGAAGCAGAATGAACAACAGACAACGGAGCATGGAGGAAAAAGAATGAAACTAAAAGACGGATTCTACGCTAGTAGTCACGGTATCGGCGGTTTAATGCTAGACATGCCGACAAAGAACCCTAAAACACGTAAGAAACCAAAATTCAAAGTCGGCGACATGGTTCGATGTGAAGCAGAAGAGTTCGTTTATCCGTTCAGAGGATATGTAGAGCATGTCTATAATCATTCTGCAATCATTCGTATTGAAAACACGATGGAATGCGATAAATGGACAGCTAAAAGCAAAGAGAATTTAGCAGTGGCTCGATTGGTGGATATGGAGGTTATAAACAATGGAATTTAAAATCTTTGAAGAGGACACACGCTATGAATTAGAAAAAGAATTAAACTATTTTGCGAAAAACAATGAGATTCAGCATATATCTTTAGCAACTTCTAAGAGAGGTTATACAACTTACTATGCAGCTGTTGTGAGCTATGTAAGTCGAGAAGTGTAACTCGGCAAATAAAAAAGCCGGATCGCTCCGACTGATGTAATAAATCCGACAAGTTTATTATATCACAGGAGGCAGCTATGGAGTTAAAAGGAATTGAGTTAAGTGACATCGAAAAAATGCAAGGAGATCATTGTGCAATCATCATTTCAAACGGGCAAATGAAAAGTGTAAAGCTTCCTCCGTTTGGAACAATAGTCATAGAATCCCATTGCAATAAAGTCAAGCAAGTTAAAGAAGAAGTGAAACAATTATTTTAAATATCGTCCTACCAGAAAACTGGCGGACACAAGTTGACAAGAACTTTCTTGTTGATTTGTGTCCGCTTTTTTGTTTGCGAAATTATTGAGGAGGCTATCTATATGAATGATTTAATTCAGGAATACAAGAATGACTTGAAAATGTTGAAAAAGCAACATCAAAAAATCTTAAATAAACGATATCGCACACCTGTCAAAGAACATGGGAGAGTGATACATAAATTAATTGATGATCGTTCTCCTCAAGATATAGCAGATCAAAAAGTAATAGCAGAAGCTATCTCTACTACAGAGTACGCTTTATTCTGGTTAGAAACAGGAAGAGAGAAGCCTTTCAATGATGAGCAAGCAAAGAAGATACCAAAGCAAAGAAGAGCCGTTAAACTGGCAGATATAGACGTTATGAGCTATCAAGTTTATTTACAGGAAGTAGAAAAGCCAGCAGAAGAGACGATTTCTCCGAAGAAAAAAGAGATGTTGCTCCAAGTGACGGAGATAGAATCTTTGCTTTCTAATAAAGAACTGACATTATTTCATTTAATTAATAAAGATTTATGTACTTATGGAGAAGCAGCAGAACAAATGAATCTAGCTGTGGGTACTGTTAAATCTATGTCACAGCGAATTAAAAATAAGATCGACAATTATTTTGAATATGGTCATCAAATCAATCTATTTGAAATTTGCTAAAACTTGTAAACCATTCCCACCTATAAGTGAAGACAATTAATAGATTAGACACTCACAAGTTTATTCATTCTTTTATTCTGAATAATTGTTCTTCAAAAATAAAACGCAAGGGAGGGAATCTCCCTCATCGTTTTAAATTAAGCTTCGATAGACAGCAGCGGAAATATTAAGAAAAGGATGTGAACTCAACTCCTCCTAAATTCTTCGTATGCTGCTGTCTATTAAATTATTTAAGGAGGGGATTGTATGCATCATTATATTACTAAATATCAAGATGAAAATGGAAAATTGAGAATTGTATCATGGTTACAAATTAATCTATTTAACAAATCTTACTGTTTTTCAAAAAAAGAGCTAGCTGTCCCTAAAGACAACTAGCAGTAATCTTATTTTTTGGTCCATTTGTTTCCTGGCTTAGAAGTTGGAGGAAGTCTGTCTCCTTTATCGATAGTAGCATTATGACCTTTAGGAACATTTCCTCCTTTTGGACCAACTTCTTTGTACTTACCGGCAGGCTTATTATCTTCGCCTGGTTTGAAAAGATTACTCATGTTTTCACCACCTTTTAATTTATTTCAGCGGACCACTCGCTGATAACTAAAATTATACACTTAGGTCATTGGAAAAAGCTGATAGTGAATTTGCAGAAAAATACAATTTAACTAAATAATTAAAAAGGTGGGTGAAGAGAAATGATGGCGTTAATAATTTCAATTTTTGCGCTCTGTCTTAATGTCTATATGATTGGATTTAAAAATGGGCAAAATAAAAAATAGTAGCAGCCAAGAATAATTTTATAGTGTCACTGTGGCGGAAAGGGTAGACGCTTAAAAATAAGGTCAATACGTCGAGGGATAGCCTTAACGTTTTATGATTTGACCATGCAATGTTCGATTCATTGCCAGTGACTTAAGGAACCTACGGAAACAATTCATCTTATCGGATGCCGATGAATTGGCTGACTAGTCGGGATGCGACTAGCAGTTAGAAGGCATAAAATACTAGCGCAGACGTGCGCCACTCTCAGGTGTAGGTTAGGAGAGAAACATTAGTTGGGGTTATTAGGAATACGATAACCTGCTTGCGACAAAGCTTTGTACTGTCGCGTTGGTCATGAACAGAGACGGTATTCTGTTTCAGTATTCGTTAGCAACCGAGGGTTGGAAATGGGCGCTCAAAGTACACGAGCAAGGCGAGGTCGATAGTAATCGATGGAATCGGTGTAGGTTGCTATTACATAATTGGTTAGGTTAGATTGAGATTTGGGATTCGGTACAAATGAATCGTCAAATGACTCAAGCACAGGATCGGAAACGTCCCTGCCTGTGCATTACATATTAGATCACTCTTTGAGTGGTCTTTTTATTTTACATAAAGGAGGCTGCATAATGAGAAAACTACTAGATAAGTTAAGAAGACTCATCCGCCAACGGAATGGAGTGGTAACGACATGAGAAACTACTGGTATGTATCACTAACAAACCGATATCCGCAACCGAACACTGATGATCCAGTGAGGGTTGTCCAATCAGTCCAAATAAAAAAGAAGTACTCCATCATTGAAATGACCAGAGAAGCAACACCAAAAGAGATTGATAAATGCAAACTTCTTTATTGTGGGCATGGTCTTTATTCAGATAAATACATACAGGAAAATCTTTCAAAGTATGTATAGATTACAAAACAAATGTTGCAAACAAGCGAGGTGGTGTCACATGTGAAGAAATACGAACTAGCTAAAGATGATTATGAAAAAGGGTTGAAGTATAGAGAAATAGCGGAAAAGTATGGTGTATCCATCAGCACAGTAAAGTCATGGAAATCCCGTTACTGGTCTCGAGAAAAGGTTGCAACCAAGAACGCAACTATTCCGAACAACAAAGGAGCGCCAGAGGACAACAAAAACGCTGTTACCCATGGTCTTTTTGCCAATTGGTTACCTTCTGAAACGTTAGAAATCATGAATGAGGTTGCAACCTCTAAACCTGAGGATATATTATGGAATAATATCATGATCCAGTACACGGCTATTATCCGAGCACAGAAAATCATGTATGTTGATTATGAGGGCAGTTTGTCCAAAGAAGTTTCTAAGTGGTCCTCGAGTGATTCTGGAAGTTCAGAAGAATATGCTATTCAATATGCTTGGGACAAGCAAGCTAATTTCATGAATGCACAATCAAGGGCTATGAGCACGCTATCTAGCTTAATTAGACAATTTGTCTCTATAGCTGATGAACATGATGAACGTAGAAAGAAACTAGAATACATGGATGTACAAGTCAATTTAGCAAAAGCACAATTGAAGCAGTTAGATGATGGTTATGATTCGTCAGAAGAACAAACTGTAATTATTGATGACATTCCGTTAGTTGAAAGCGAGGTTGGTTCGAATGGCATTCATGACCAAGAAACAAACTCAAATTAAGACTACGGACTTGGTTAACCCGCATTTTTATAAAGTTTGGCATGCAAAGTGTCCTTATATTTTAATGAAGGGTGGACGTGGATCTTTTAAATCATCTGTTATCAGTTTGAAATTAGCAACAGAAATGAAGAAGCACACACAAGCTAAGCACAAAGTAAATGTTGTCTGCATGATGAGTCAGCACAAGTATTTAAGAGATGCTGTTTATGAACAAATCAAGTGGGCACTTTCAATGTTAGGCATTTCAAAAGAATATAAGTTTCGTACTTCTCCTTTGAGAATCATTCATAAACGTACTGGCTCTAAGTTCTATTTTTATGGTGTTGATGATCCCTTAAAACTAAAATCAAATGCAATTGGCGATGTCATTGCTTTGTGGTATGAAGAAGCTGCAAACTTTGAAAGCGAAGAAGTATTTGACCAGACGAATGCAACCTTTATCCGTCAACGGTCGCCATGGGTAGATCAAGTACAAGTTTACTATTCATGGAATCCACCCAAGAATCCATATGATTGGGTTAATGAATGGGTAGAGAAATGCATACGCCTAGATGATCATTTAGTGGATCACTCAACCTATAAAGATGATGAGTTAGGTTTTACGGATCCGCAACAATTAAAGCTGATAGAAACTTATAGAGCAAATGATGAAGACTACTATAGATGGCTTTACTTAGGCGAAGTGATTGGTCTGGGCACACTCATCTATAACATGGATCATTTCCATCCGCTTGATGAGTTACCAGATGATGATTACATCGTTCAGATTTGCTTTTCAATCGATAGTGGACACCAAATATCAGCGACTACCTGTGGTTGCTACGCTATTACCAAAAAGAAAAATGTCATTTTATTAGATACTTATTATTATTCTCCTGAAGGAAAAGTAAATAAGAAGGCACCTGATGAGCTTTCTAAAGATTTGCATGATTTTATTGAGCGATGTCAAACAAAATACAATAAGTATGTTTACAAAATCACTATTGATTCGGCGGAAGGCGCTCTAAAAAATCAATACTATAAAGATTACAATGAGAGGTTTCATGCAGTGGCCAAAGCTAAAAAAGTGGATATGATCGATTATGTACAGAACCTCCTTGCACAAGGCAGGTTTTTTTATTTAGATACGGAAGCAAATCGAATATTTATTAAAGAGCATCGTGATTATCGATGGGATGAAGATACTTTACAATCTGATGATCCAAAAGTTATCAAAGTTGGTGACCATACATGTGACCAGTTCCAATATTTTGTAAAAGATAATCTAAATGATTTAGGACTGAAATGGTAGGTGAGAAAATGAGTGGGATTCAGCGCATCAAAAACTTTTTTAAGAAAGGAGTGAAACGAATAGATATGAATTTGAATGGCATAGAACTTGGTAAAATCACAGATCATCCCAAAATTGATATTGATCCATATGAATATGAGAGAATCGCTGAAAATTTTCGTTATTATGCGAATAATTTCCCGAAAATTAAATATATAACCTCTTTTGGTAAAGAAAATAAACGTCCATTTAATCCGTTGAATGTAACCAAGACTGCAGCAAGAAGATTAGCGAGTATCATTTTTAATGAGAAATGCAAGATTGCTTTAAGGAATCCTGACGATGAAGAATCAGACAGTTTAAAAGAAGCAAATACGTTCTTGGCGAAAACACTGTATAACAATAATTTTTATAATCTTCTTGAACTGAATCTTGAAAAAGGAATTGCTTCCGGTGGATTTGCTATGCGTCCTTATATTGATGGAGATAAAATCAAAATCTCTTGGATCAGAGCAGATCAGTTTTATCCTTTGCGTTCTAACACAAATGAAATTAGCGAATGTGCAATTGCTACTAGGTCAGTTCAAACAGAAAATGATAAAAATTATTACTACACGTTGTTAGAATTCCATGAGTGGGTAAATGGGAAGTACATTATTTCTAATGAGCTTTATAAGTCAGAATTGGAAAGTTCTGTCGGTAAACAAGTACCATTAGAAACTTTATATCCTGATTTAGCAGAGGAAGTCACCTTAGAAGGATTGAGACGTCCTCTTTTTGTTTACTTCAGAACACCTGGTGCAAACAATAAATCTCTAGAAAGTCCGTTAGGCGTTGGAATCGTTGATAATGCAAAAGAAATCTTAGATACCATCAATAATACTCATGACCAATTTGCTTGGGAAATACAAATGGGACAAAGACGTGTTGTAGTTCCTGCAGAGTTTCTTAAAACAGATGAAGCCCATCCGCCAATGTTTGATAGTGATCAAAATGTATTTGTAGGGATGTATGGGGCAGAAAATGCTGGAATAAAAGATATTACTACGGCAATACGAACAGTTCAGTATAAAGATGCCATCGATCATTGGATTAAAGAGTTTGAGGTGCAAGTAGGGCTGTCGGTTGGTTCAATGAGCTACGCTGATGATGGTTTAAAAACAGCAACGGAAATCGTCTCTAACAACTCAATGACGTATCAAACACGTTCTAGTTATTTGACAATGGTTGAAAAAGCCATTAATGAATTAGTCCATTCGATTTTTGAATTGGCAGGTTATGCAGAACTCAATTCAACTGGAAAACCATTGTTTGAAATAAATTACGATGATTATAAAGTCGATATCAGTTTTGAAGATGGTATTTTTGTCAACCAAGATAAACAACAAGAAGATGATTTAAAAGCTGTGGTTGCTGGCGTAATGCCAAAGAAACAGTTTCTTATCCGTAATTACAATCTAAGTGATCAGGAATTAAAAGAATGGTTGGATGACTTGAAAGAGGAAATGCCTGAATCAGGATCAACCGAACGTCGTAGTCAAGATGCGTTATTCGATTTAGGTGATTAATTATGATTACACCAGAAAAAATGCAAAAGACCGCAAACTCAATTATCAATATCTATTCAGAACTAGAAGACCGAATCTTTACCATCATAATCAAAGCCTTAAAACATTCTCGTTTTCAAGATGTAGCTAAAGAAGACGTGCTTTTGTGGCAAGTAAATCAACTTTCTAAAATGGGTGCACTGAACGATAAAGTTATTGATTTGTTAGTAAGTTATACTGGCGAAACTCAAGAAGCGATTGAACAATTGATTAAAGGAAATGGCGTGAAGATCGTTGATGAAATAGACCGTGAGCTTGAGCGAATGGTGCATAAAAGTGTTCCTGTATCTGACGACGTAAATAAAATTCTGGACTCTTTGGTTCGTCAAACGTTCAAAGATTTAAACAACAATGTCAATCAAACGTTAATCACTACGAATTTCAACGAGAACGCTGTAATGCGAGCCTATCAAGCAATTCTTAAACAATCTACCCTAGAATCCATGACGGGGCTTAAAACGCACGAGAAAGCCGTTAGAGATAACGTCTACAAAATGGTAGATATGGGGATCAAATCAGGTTTCGTTGATAAAGCCGGACGTGAATGGTCGATGGAAGCTTACTCGAGAACAGTGATTCAATCTACCTCACACAGAACGTTTAATGATCTTCGTTTGAAACGAATGGAGGACTTCGACTGTGTCACTGCATTAATGAGTAGTCATCCAACAGCTCGCGAAGCCTGTGCGCCAATCCAAGGCGGATGGGTGTTAACCGTTCCTAAAGAAGAAGCGCCAGAAGAATTCGAGCATTTACCATCTATTTACGATCACGGATACGGCGAGCCAAGCGGAACACAAGGAATTAACTGTACACATATTCTTTATCCTGGCCGTCCTGATGTGAACACAAACAATCAGCCGCGATATGATCCAGAAGAAGTACAAAGAAATGCTGAGATCCAGCAGAAACAAAGAAGATTAGAGCGTGATATTCGTTACCAGAAGAAGCGAATGAATGCGGCGTTAGAATTGGAAGATCCCGAAACTGTCCAGATGTGCAAACAAGTGATTGCTAACAAACAGAAACAGTTAAGGGAGCTTATCAACAAACATGAATTCTTAGTTCGTGATTACAGTAGAGAACAAGTACAAAGTTAATAATTTTAGGCTTAGCAATCGCTAGTCTTTTTATTTTGCCCCGAATACGGCGTTAAACTGTTCAATCCATCGAGGGCGTAGCCTCGTTAAACAACGAAAGGATGAATGAAATGAAACGTGAAGAACTGAAAGAACTTGGCTTAACTGATGAACAGATTGGATCAATTATGGCTTTGCATGGTGTGACTGTGAACGAGTTGAATAGTCGGGTGTCTACCGCGGAACAACAGGCCACTCAATATCAAGAACAGTTAGAGAAAAACCAAAATGAGCTGAATGATTTCAAAGCAAATGCTAAAGGAAATGAAGATCTTACTAAGCAGTTAGAGGATTTACAATCTAGGTTTGATGAAATCAAGACGAGTTCTGAACAACAAATTGCTGATCTTAAAAAATCATCAGCGATTGACTTAGCTCTAACACAAGCTGGGGCTAAAAACATTAAGGCTGCTAAAGCCTTGCTAGACAGCGAATCATTGGAACTGACAGACGAGGGATTAAAAGGATTAGATGACCAACTGGCCGCGCTTAAAGAAAGCGACGGTTATTTATTTGGCCAATCTGAACAGGTTCCACCTAATCCCGATGGTAAGAAGGCTACCTTTTCTGGGAATGCTAGTTCTGGCCAGAATGTGGAAGAAGATGTGTTCGCTAAAGCATTAGGAGTTTTACCAAACAAAAATTAAATTTGGAGGGAATAAAATATGGCAATTAATTACATTACAAAAGACAATGGGATTTTCGATCAGAAGATCACTCAAGGATTGTTAACGACGATCTTAGGTATTCCACAAGTTGAATTTGTGAACGGTGGTAAATCATTTACATTAACGACTATTTCAACTTCTGGTTTGAAACACCATACACGTAACAAGGGATTCAACAGTGGTACTTATGGAAATGAAAAAAAAGTTTACACAATGGGTCAAGATCGAGACGTTGAATTTTACATTGATAAACAAGACGTTGATGAAACGAATCAAGACTTAGCTGTAGCTAAAATTTCAAATGTATTTATTACAGAGCACGTGCAGCCTGAAATCGATGCTTACCGTTTCTCTACTTTAGCTGCAGGTGCAGGCAAGACTAAGGAAGAAACAATTACTGAGAAAAATGCTTACTCTGCAATTAAAGCTGCTATTTTACCAGCACGTAAATTCGGCCCGCAAAACCTAGTAGCGTTTGTATCAACAACGGTAATGGATGCATTAGAACGTTCTTCAGAATTTACTCGTAACATCACTAATCAAAACGTTGGGCAGACTGCTTTAGAATCTCGGGTTACTTCTCTTGACGGTGTGTTGTTAGTCGAGGTTTGGGACGACACTCGTTTTAAAACAAAATACAATTTTTCAGATGGATACGCTGCTGCCTCTGATGCAAAAGACATCAATATCTTAGTTGTCGCTAAACAAGCAGTTATCCCCGTGGTTAAAGAAAACACCGTCTTCTTGTTTGCCCCAGGCGAACATTCACAAGGTGATGGCTACTTATATCAAAACCGCTTATACCACGACTGCTTTATCAAAGAGCAACAAAAAGAAGGTGTATCTGTCTCTGTGGCCCCAAAAGGATAGCCCCATCCGGCGTAACTTTGAATAAAACAATAGCTACGCTAACGGTGGGAGCAACAGAAACATTGTCTGCTACTGTATCACCAGAAACGGCAACTGATAAATCAGTTAAATTTACCTCTAGCGATGAAACAATTGCAACAGTAACGCCAGTGCAAGGAAAGGTTACTGCTATTAAAGTAGGAGCTACGACGGTCACAGCGACAACCGTAAATGGTAAAACTGCTACGTGTGAAGTCACGGTAACCGCAGCAAGCGAAGGATAGCTACTAAACTATCCTTTTTAATTGAAAGGAGGCAGTTATGAGCTATCTTACGCACGATGAATATTTAAAATCAGGATTCAACAAAGTATCAGTTTCGGAGTTTGATGACTTAGAAAAATGTGCTGCACGTCAGCTTAATCGAGTGACAGGTGATTTTTACATGAGACATTCTTTAGCTGATGACACGTTCAAATATCGAGTGGATAAGTTCAAAATCGCAATGGCTGTCCAAATTGAATATTTGAAGTCAGTTGGAGTTACTTCGTTATCAGACTTACTAAATGCTTCCCCTTCAAGTGTGAGCGTTGGTCGTATGCGTATTGAATCTGGAAGCACGAATGCAGCAACAGTTGGCAGAACGATGGTTGCAACAGAGGCTTATAACGAGTTGATCAATACAGGACTTCTTTACAAGGGAGTTGACTATCGATGATTCCTTTAATGCCAAAAGAACTTTGTAACCAGTCAATTACTTTGAGGCTGCTAGATGGTCATGACAAATGGCAAAAACCTGTCTTTTCTGAACCAATCACGATTAATCATATGATCTTTCAACCGCAAACAGTGTACAGCGGTAGTAATAATAATCGGCAAGTGGTAGCCAACGCTATCGCTTTTTTGTTTGCTGGAGTATCTGATCCGATGCCAGTGATTAATAAAAATCATGTTGGGTCAAAGATTGACTTTGAAGGTGAGACTTACACTATCACGACGATCGTAGATAACCGCAATCCATACAGTAACGAAGTCTACTCGTATGAGTTGGAGGTGCTGTAATGCTCCATGTTAAGGTTGAAAAAAATGGCGTCGATCGTAAGTTGTCAGTGATGAACATCAATTCAGCACTGTACTATATGACTGCTCAGATGCATCCAGACATGAACCTATATGCGCCAAAACGGCAAGGACATTTAAGAGACAAATCATTTGTTAACAAGAACCGAATCACATATACCGTTCCTTACGCTAAACCTCAATTTAGAGGGATCGTCAATGGTAGTAGAGTTAAGAATTATACAACGCCAGGGACAAGCCGACGTTGGGACCTCAGAGCAAAAGCTAATCATATGGATAGTTGGCGTAGGGCATTTATCAAAGGAGGAAACTTGTAATGGATTTATGGGAACGATTATCTGACTCGATAGATTCTATTCAAGGCCTTCCAATGCCATGCTCGATGGGATTTCTAAACGGTGAAGATACACTTTGCGTTTATTCTATGCCGGGTAGCCGAACAGTAGAAGAATACTTTGACGGTACGAAAGAGCGTGAGATGCTCTATGAGGTCGGATTTAACACGAAAGACCAAGAAAAAGCCAATCAAACTCTTTGGCTCATATCAAATCATTTAGACGAACTCTCAACTCTGAAGTCAGAAGATGAGAGCTTCGTCTTTTTAGGTATCGAAATAAGTGAGACTCCTTTCGTAAGCGAACAGGACGTGCAAGGGAACTCAACTTATTTATTAGGTATCAAAATCACCATTCATCAATTCAAATAATAGGAGGAAATTTAAATGGCAGAAAATAGTAAAGAATTTTTACTAAACTTTAAAAACAAATTGGAAATCGATACTTCAGGAAGTACAGATTTAGATCAAATCGCATCGGCTAAATTCGCACCATTAGCAGCAGGGATCACAACTATTACTCCGGCTGCAGCGGACACTACAGATGCATCCCATTACTACGATGGAGAAGGATTCGCTGATTCCACTGTAACTGGTAAAAATATCACGTTCCAAGTTGCGGGACACCGTGTATTTGGAGATCCAGCTCAAGATTATGTAGCGTCTAAATTCTTGTCAATCGGAGATGAATTACGCACGTTAGCACAATGGACTGATGCCAAAGGGAATAAGGTTCAAGCTGTTGTTACATTGACTGCTATTGTACCTTTCGGTGGTGCAGCTAATGCTAAACAAACGTTCAGCTTCACAATGACATTCAACGGCAAGCCAAAATCGGTAGCAGTGGGGAAGTAATTAGCCCTGAAAGCGTAGCGCTTAATAAAACAACGTTATCGCTTGCAATTGGGGCAAACGAAACCTTAACAGCTACCGTTTTACCGGCAGACGCAACAGATAAAACAGTGACATGGAAATCAAGCGATGCAACTATTGCAGGTGTTGATTCAAAAGGGAAAGTTTCAGGAGTTAAAGCTGGAACTGCAGATATCACAGTGACTACTAAAGATGGTAGCAAGACTGCTAAATGCACAGTAACCGTTACAGCTGCATAAAAAAAGATTGAGAATGTATAACTAGAGGCTATGAAGCCTCTGGTTATTAGGAGGAAAACGAATGGCTATTAACAATATTATTGACTTAGATGCTAAATTATCGCTAACAAAATCTATGAAAATCGCAGGGAAAGTATATGAAGTTCAAATTTCAGATGAAATTGACAAAACTTTAACCGATTTAACGACTATTGATATTCCAGATCAATTAAAAAATATGACTTCAAAACTTGAAAAAATGGATGAAGATGATAATGGAGCTAAAGAATTCAAAGAATTTACTCAATTTGAAATGGATGAATTAAAAGATAAAGCTGTAACTACTCTAGATGTGATTCTTGGGAGTGGTGAAGGTAATCGCGTTTATAATTTTTACAACAAAAGTACAAAAGCCCTTTTCACAATTATTGGATTGCTTGAAAAAGAGTTGGGGGAAGTTGTTTCTGAACGTAGTAAAACAGCAAAAAAACATTACAAAAATAATCGTAAGAAGTGATTAGATGTTTGATCTAACGAGAAAACCAGAAACAACAGTGATTATTTCAGGTAATGAGTATCAAATTGATTTGTCTTTTGACACTGTTATTCGATTCTATGAACTAATTGACGATAAAAATTTGGAGTCTATAGAAAAAATAATTCTTGGGTTCAAATTGTTTTATATCGATTCAAAAAAAGCAGAAGATACATTCACTTTTGAAGAAATGCAACAAGCTATTAACGACATAGTTGACTATATTCAATCGAATCCATATGGAAGCATTGGAAGTGAAGGAGAATCGACTGGTCAGGATTCAAATATGAATTATTCGTATTCTCAAGACGCTGGAGCTATTTATTCCTCGTTTATGGCAGATTACAAAATCAATTTGTTAAATGAGCAAGGTTCAATGCATTATCTAACTTTCAAAGCGTTGATGTCTGGTTTAAGCGAAGACACTCAATTTCAGCGGATACTAGCGATTCGGTCAAGAAGCATAGCTGGTTTAGAAGGCGAAGAACTAAATAGCTTATTAGAACTGAAAAATTATTATGCTCTTGATTCTGAAAAAACAGTTAACAGTCTTGATGATCAACTAGGCGATATGTTTTCTATGTTAGCAGCACAAGCCAAATCATAAGGAGGTGAGTATTTGAGCGCAGATGCAACAATAAATATTGATGTGATGCTGTCGAATTTACCTAAATTTAAAACAGACGTTAGTTTTGTTGATGACGTATTAACAAAATTGGGAATGAATACAGGATCAAAAATTGATGATTCATTTAAAGCCGAGACAGCAAAAGTTACAACAATTGCCAAATCAACAAAAAAAGATGTCGATCAAACTTTTGATAAACCAGTTAAGTTCACAATCAAGGCTGATAATTCGGATGCTGAAAAAGATGTCAAAGAGACAAAGGCTTTTTTAAAAGGCATACCGAAAAGCAAAATAACTGAACTGAAGGCGGATAATGACGGAGCATCACTGAAAATAAAAGCTACAAAAGAGGGTATAAGCAAGATACCTAACAGGAAAGAAACAATACTTAACGCAGATGCTTCACAAGCAAAAACAGAAACAAAAGACCTCGGTGATACTGCTGAAAAAACCAAATCTAAGTTTATCAGCTTGAAAGATAAACTATCTATTGGTGCGATTGCTGGTGCTTCTTCACAAGCACTGCAGATTTTAACAGGTAGTTTTTCAGATTTAATCGGTGAAACTACTCAATCATCTGACGCAATGGATAAATTCAAATCTACGATGCAGTTTGCTGGCTTTACAGAAAAAGAAACAAAAGAAGCTGCTAAATTTGTAAAAAAATATGCAGATGACACAGTATATGAATTGTCCGATATCTCGAATACTACAGCACAACTAGCAGCAAATGGTATTGGGAATTATCAAGAGTTAACAGAAGCAGCAGGGAACTTAAACGCTGTAGCAGGTGGTAATTCTGAAACATTTAAATCAGTAGCAATGATGCTTACCCAAACGGCTGGTGCAGGGAAACTAACTACAGAAAACTGGAATCAATTGGCTGATGCCATTCCCGGTGCATCAGGTAAAATGCAAGAAGCGATGAAAAACAACGGTGCTTTCACTGGAAACTTTCGTGATGCGATGGAAGAAGGTCAAATATCAGCTGAAGAATTTAGTAAAGCGATTGTTGACTTAGGTATGACTGATGTAGCTGAAGAAGCTGCAAAGTCTACTAAGACTTTTGAGGGCGCAATGGGTAACCTCCAAGCGAATATCGTTAATAAATTGAATGAGATCGTTGATGGCATCGGTAAAGATAAGCTTACAGATATTATCAGCTTCATATCAGACAATACTACTAAACTATTTGATTCTATTTTGAAAGGCATAGATTATTTAAACGATAATCAGGATAAATTATCGAGTATCTTTGATAATTTGAAAAAGATTTCTAAAATATTTTTCGGTGCTGCATGGGATGCGGTTCTTGATATTATTAAAAAACTCACTGGTAATTTTAGTTTACTTTCAGAAGAAACTGGCAAAACGAAAGACCCCTTACAACGATTTGATGATGTCTTAAGTGCTTTGTCAAAACATGAAAAGGGAATAGCACTTCTAGGTAAAGCATTAGCTACTTTATTTATTGCTAAAAAAATCCTTGGTGTGGTCTCGGCTTTTGGGAAACTGCTTGATATATTCGGCGGAACCGCATTACTTTCTAGTCCAATTTTTCTTATACCTGCAGCAATTGCAGGAATTGGATTTGCGTTTTATAAAGCATATAAGACAAGCAAGCCATTTCGTGAGTTTATAGATGGGATTGTCGATGCAGTAAAAAACTTTGTAGAGGTATCATTAAAGAAAATCAAATCATTTTTTAAAAATGTTACAGAAGGATTTGTTGAATTTAAGGATTCAGTTACGGATAAAGTGACTAGTATCAAAAAAAGCATCAAGAAAGTTTTTAACTCCGTTATTGATTTTTTTAAAGAGGATTGGAAAGAAGTATTAACATTCATTCTAAATCCAATTGCTGGTGTAGTTGCTCTATTGTACAAACACAATAAGAAGTTTAAAAAGTGGGTAGATGATCTACTTGATACTATTAAAGATGGATTGAAAGCTTTTAAAAAGAAAGTTCTTGATCCACCATACGATGCAATTACAGATTTGATTGATAAAATAGCTAAAACTTTTTCAAAATGGATGGGCAAAATAGAAAAAGCTCTTGAAAAAGCGGGTAAGAAACTTGGGAAAGCTACAGAGGTAATTTTTTGGCTTATCTATGGGCCAATACGGTTATTAGGTAGAAAAATAAAAAAAGGTTTCGATGAAGTTGCTGAATGGATAGAAGATAAACTTGAAAAAGCAGGGAAAGCAGTTGGGGAGGTTGTCGATAAAATCTCTTCAACAATAAAAAAAATCTTTAATTATTTATCAAAATCAGTAAAAAAATCAATGGAATTATTTACTGAATATGTTATTGAGCCTGTGGATTCAGTTCGAAAAAAAGTCGTTAAAACAATTAGTAACTTAGTAGATAAAGTGGTCGATTTCTTTGTTGATTTAGTCAATATTGCAAAGCACAAATGGGGAGAAATAAAATCCTCGATGGAGAAACCGGTTGATGATGCTAAAGAAAACGTATCTAAGACTATCAGTAGATTAAAAGAAAAAATAGCGGAAATATTTGAACGTATCCAATCAGTAACTAAGAGTGCGTGGAATACAATTAAACGCTATACAATTGAACCGATAGAGGATGCCTATGAAAAGGTAGTAAAAAAAGTTGGAGAGATTTACTCTGGTGTAACAAAATATTGGAATGATCTAAAGGACAGAACTAAAGAAAAATTCGATGAAATCGTTGATTATGTTAAAAAAGTTCCTGGTCGAATTGGTGATGCTTTTAGAGATGGAAAAGAAGCAATCGGTGATGGTGTTAAAGCCGCAGCACAATACATGATAGATATTTTGAAAACAGGTGTGAATGGTGTAATTGGTGGTATCAATTGGGTTTTAGAAAAAGTTGATGCACCAGATTCAGTTCGAATTGACGAATGGAAACCTAAGGATGTCGCAAAATTTGCTACAGGTGGTATTCACCAAGGTGGATTGATGCTTGTTAACGATGGCGAAGGAGAAGAACTAGTCCGACATCCTGATGGAAGAATGGAAATTCCAAAAGGGAAAAATGTTTTGATGCATGCAGAAGCTGGTACTCAAGTATTGAATCATAGCCAAACAAAATCGTTTGCTGAAGCTTTTGGTATTCCAATGTACGCAAAAGGTAACGTAAGTAATCTAGGTGATTTCTTCAAGTCTGCATGGAACGGAATAAAAGACATTGGTTCTGATATTTTAGATGCAGTTCAACATCCAGTGGAGTTTGTCAAAAAAGCTATTTCAGAACATGTGAATTTTGATGCTACTCATCCAGTATTTGATATTGCTACAGGCGGTGTCAAGAAAGTAACAAATGGCGTTATGGATTGGATCAAAGATAAAATAGCAAGTTTTGGTTCTATTGGTGGAAGTTTTGACGGGGCGATGGCTGACAATGTCTATAAATATTTAGTAGATATTGCAAATCAAACAGTAAGTAAATTTGGCATGAGTGGTATCACTTCGGGTTATCGACCAGGAGACCCTTATTACCACGGAAAACACCAAGCGATTGATATTGCTTATCCTGCTGGAATGAATGGTTCAAGTAAGTATTTCGATCCTGCGAACTGGGTGTTTGAACATTTTGCTGATAAGGTTGGCTATGTTATTACTCAAGGTAAAGTTCGAGATAGGACAGGTCAATCAGGGCAACCTGCTACAGGAAATTGGGAGACATGGCCAGATAACGATCACTACGACCATTTGCATATTACAGGTAAGCTTGGCTCTGGTGATATTTATAAAGCAGGCGAAGGTGGCGGAAAAGGTTCGCCTACAGGTTCTGGCGTTGCAAGGTGGACTAGCCAATTAAAAGAAGCCTTGCGAATGAATGGATTACCAACCACTGCTTCGTATGTCAATGCTTGGTTAAGGCAAATCGAAACTGAATCAGGAGGCAATGAGCGTGCTGTTCAGCCTGGAATAGACCCAGATGGTGATGGCTCTGGTCCAGCAATGGGACTAATACAAGCTAAGAAAGGAACATTTTTAGCAAATGCGTTTCCTAGCCACGGAAATATTTTTAATGGTTTTGATAGCATGCTTGCTGGTATTAGATATGCACTGAAAAGATATGGTTCTGATATGCTCGCAGTCATTGGTCATGGTCATGGTTACTCAAATGGGGGAGAAGTATTTGGACCAGAGTTAGCTATGTTTGGTGAAGACCCTGCTTATCCATATGAAATCAACATCAATCCTGCAAAACCAAGTGCAGATATGCTGATTCAAAAAGCGATTGTTGCAAGAGAGAGATACAAACCAGCCGTACAAACAAATCAAGCAGTTTATTCAAATCAACATCCAAGTGGCGGAAACGAGCACAAAACGATGAGAAAAAAAGATATTGAAACAATCGTTCAAGCGTTAAATGAAAGACCAGTGCGTGTCGAAAGTATTCTAGACGGTAAGAAAGTCAGCAAAAGTGTAGATGAATATACTGGTTCATCATTAGCAAGAAAACTATATATGAGAGGAAAGAATTTCAATGGATGATAAAACATCAGTATTTCTCCAATTTAGTACAGGTAAATTTGACTTACTAGCAAATTACCGAATAAAAATCATTGATATAAAAATTGGGATGCCAGTACCTAAAAATGAATTTTCTTCTTATGCAGGTTCAGTAGGAAAAAAGCTGCTGACACACTCATTTGATTCTTTTCCTATTACTTTTGAATTTGATTATTTTGCAGACAATCTAAATGATCTTATTTTGACTGAAACAGAATTGAGAGAAATATTTAATAAAGAAGCTGAATACTACTTTATCTATACGAAAGAACCTGGTAAAAGATTTCCAGTGATCGTTGAGAGTATGACTATAACCAAAAAGGCATATTTTAAAGGAAATTGTGTTGTATCATTTTCCGCCTATAAAGGATATTCTGAATCGATGGCAACGACTTTATCTGATTTCAGTTTGGATGAGGATTGGCAGTTTTCTCAAGGTCTAGTTTCTGAAGATTTTAGTTATACACACAATACTAGTTTCTTTAAGATTTTTAATGCTGGCAGTTTTGAAATTGATCCGAGAGAGTCAGATTTACGTATTACCCTCGAAGGAGAATCAGAAGGAAATGTGACTATTTTCAATAAGACCACAGGCGATCGTTTCATTTATTATCCTTCTCTCTCAACTAATTTAGGGCAGACGTTAGTTTTGGATGGTGTATACCCAAAATTGAATGGTGTAAGTTGTGGTATTGATACAAACCATGGACTAATCACTTTAGCTGAAGGAGTAAATGAAATCGAAATTCAAAATATTACTAGAGTGAAATCTTCTTGGAATTTTCGTTTTTTGTATAAGTAGGTGATACTTTGAAAAACATATTAATACGTAATTATGAAGAAACGAAAGAGGAAATCCTTATTAACTACGATAAGGATTCTTTTTCTGTCTCGTGGCAACAAAATGAAACGTGGGAGTTATCTGTGACTGTACCAGAAACAAAACGGAATCAAATAACCTTTGATTTAATTGACTATGAAAACTATGTTGTATTTGATGGTCAGCAGTATTCAATCAAGCAGATGAGACCATATGCTTCTGGTAGCCAAATCTATAAAGATGTAGTAGCAACTCATGTTTATTACACTATTCAAGATGGATGGCAATATGACACTATATCTGGAACAAAATCAATCAATGATCTTTTGACTCATATTTTTAAAGCTGGAAACCGAGGATTTAGTTGGGAAGTTGTAGATCCCAACAATGTATTTTTAAAAAAGGAACAGGAGAACTTTGGAAATGATAATTATTTAAATCTCATTAATGAAATTTTGGAAGATTACGGTGCCGTTGTGATACCAAACAATAAGCATTTAGTATTTTACCCCATTTCAGATTATGGAAATATAACTGAGCAACAAATCCGATATAAATATAATACAGATGAAGTGTCGTTTGATATTGATACTTATGCTTTGAAAACACAAATTAAAGGATTTGGTAAGAAAAAAGAAGACGACTCATATTATTTTAATCCAGTTACTTATACCAGCTCTTTATCTCAGCGATTTGGCATCAGGATACAAGATCCCATAGAGGATGAACGTTACAAAAATCAAAATAATATGCTTGAATATCTAAAACAGCAGTTACACGACTATCCAGATGTTTCAGGATCCGTAACACTAAAATGGGCCGTATCTCTTAACAAAGGGGATAAGGTCCTTTTTGTTTATGAACCTTTGAATATAAGTACCTACATTCAAGTTGTGGGAATTACTGATTATCCAGCAATTCCTAATAAAGCGCCAGAGATTGTATTATCAAATACCAAGAAAACAATCACTTCAATACTGGCAAATCTTGCTAAGAAAGGACTGATGTAGATGGGGCTTGTTAAACTAATATCAAATAATATCGCTTTAAAATGGAAAGAAACATTCAATAAAAACGTTGATTATCTGAACAATCTTGAAAAGAAATTGTCTGATCAAGACAAATCAACGAACAGTCGTATTGATAATCTCGTGCTTCATTCAGGCGGAGATTCTCCTAACGAAGTAGTGGATGCACGTGTAAATAATAAGGGAGAAGCCTTTCCTACTTTACACGGCAGATTGGTAGAACACGAAACCCTGACAGATGAACAAATTAGTGAATTAATTACAAATGCCGCTAGTCAGAAAGCACAAGTAGAGCAATTAAACAAAGCAGTCCAGCAAATCATTGGAGGGTATAACGAACCTATCAATATTTACGTTTCAAAGGATGGAAGCGACCAGACGGGCGATGGTACGGAAGAAAGCCCATTTGCAAGTATACAAGCAGCAATTAATACAATTCCATTGATTACCATGGCTCCAATTACGATTTTCGCAGAGGATGGAACATTCTTAGAAGATATAGTGATTAAAGGTTTATCTTATCAATCTTTAACCATACGACCGATTAATGACATAAGTAGTATTGACCCGTTAACCTCGGACTTACCAGTTAAAGTAAGAAGTATAGCTGTCACTGCTTGTTCTGGACACACAGATATTGTTGGAATTCAAATAGTTGACACTGCAAACGCGCCGTTGTCTCCTGATGGTAAACGATATGGAATTATGAATGAACAAAGCGGATATATGGGATTGAATAAATGTAAGTTTGCTGAAAACACTAAATCAATGAATTATAACGCTATATATGTTGGCGGTGTATCAAAACTTCGGATGTATGGATATACTACTGTTATTAATCAAGACACCGCCTTATGTGTTCGTCGTATGGCTGAAGCATTAGCTGGTTTAGAAGGATCAGGGAATAATATAGGCATTCGTTGTGATGATGCGATTGTAAGAGGAACTGTTCCGTCAACATTTGCTACGACTGCCACGAGTATTGGTGGAAACGGCTTGATTATTTCCAAAGGGCAGGTGTTAAGTTAATGGTCTATAAAACAAATGAATCGATCATTGTGATTCAAGCAGAAGCCACTAGTCCAAATAGGACGAATGTTGTTTTTTGGTCGCATGATCGAGGAACAGCTAAGCTTCGAATGAAGTTAGTTCGGAAAAACGGCATCCCTCAAAGCTTACCCGAAGGGACAACTGTTCCGATTCGCTTGATGTTCAAATCTGCAACGGCAGAAGGTGGTTATGGTAAACATGACTATCTAGCGACAATTGAAGATCCTGTGAATGGGATTGTTTCTATTGTGTTAGAGGATAATATACTGGGATACGTAGGCACCGTAGAAGGTAGCGTATATATTGATTTCCCAAACGACCGCTCGTTAGATACAGCTGGTCGTTTTACTTTTTATATCAAACGCAGTCCAATTGATGATAGTACACCAGAACTAGAAGATTATTATTTCAATGGTTTCAGTCAGACCATTGATAAAATTGAGAAAATTTTAGCTGATGGGAAGCAAGATATTGAAAAGAAAATTGCGGAATCTGAAACGCAGATTGATGCGAAATTAAAAGACACAAACGACAAAATCACGAAAGCCAATCAAGATGTCGCAACTCTCAATACTAATATTGATAAGGCAAATAATCGTATTGATCAAACCAATCAGCAAATCGGCGACCTCGGCAAGCTGAAAAAGATGTACAGTAACAGCATCGACTTCGGGGACTATGATTATAGTGGGAATCCGAATTTACTACCTACTATTGATTTTTCAAAATTAAGTGCTAGCCAATCATCAATAGGTACACCATCTAAATACGTAAAAGATTATGGACAATACTTTGAATTAGATGGCTCAGACCCTGATAATTTAGATAAAGCTAAAAATGTTTTTATACCTTTGTTAACACGATTAACAAAAGGAAAAACATATACTATAAGTGTTGGTATGATGATTGATGATAATTTTAGTTTAGGGAACTCAGCTTTCTATTATACTGTATGGGCTGGTAAACCTACAGCAACATATGATAGGTTAGTAAATGTTACACCAGATGAAGGCAGTAGAAATGCTTGGAAAGTATACACTAAAACATTCACAGTACCTAGTGATCAGAAGGACGGTGACACAGCACCATTTTTACAGCTGTATTTTCCGTCACAACAAAAAGGTAAACTTAAGATTGGTTATGACATTAAACTTGAAGAAGGTTCAACAGCCACACCATATCAGCCTAATCTAATTGACGCTCCATATTATTTGAGTAAAGCGCCGTTGGGTGAGAATATTGCTGACCCTACAAAAACATTTCCCATTAAGTCTAGCGGTTCAGTATTATATCAAGGTACTATGAAAGAACCTTTTGTTATAGGAAAAAGTTATACCATTACCTTAAAAGGAACAAAACCATCAACTCAACTCTTTAGAGTTTTCAACCCAGGTATTTCGGGGTATGGTAACTTGTCACCCGTGGAAGGTCTAACAGATGTGTGGTCATTAACTTTTACACCAAATGAAGTAAGTACTGACCCTAAAATACTTCAAATAATTCAAACGCCAAATGCAAGTGTTGGCGCATGCCAAATTGACTGTCTCAAGATTGAAAAGGGCGACACACGAACCCCGAATATTAGTCAGTTTAAATACTTCGGTGAAGGCTTGAAAGACAGTAACAATCCGAATGATTACAGTTGGGATGTCACACCTGAATATACTGAAAAAGGCTTGAATAATACGGTTAGTTTGACCGAACCACAGTCAGTTGAAGGTTTAAAAAACTTTGAGGATGGGTTACAGATTGCAGGTAAAGAAGTTGCAACAGTTCCAGAAGATACTGGATGGGTAAATCTAACAGCAATCAATGGTCACTCATGGAACAAACAGGGACAAATTAGGAGAATTGGAAAACTAGTAATGTTCCGTGGATCATTAAAAGGTAGCACGCTAAGCACACAAGATTTTTGTACGATTCCAGAAGGATTTAGACCAAGTAATCCAACTGATAATTATGAGTATCAATTCTTGTTACCACCACAAAGTAGTAATACTTTAGACAACGGCGGGATGGCTTATATCCGACCGAACGGCGTTTGCGGTCTACCTTCATTTAGGGGAACAGTCAACTTGTTTTTAGCGCCAATTCAATACTATATAGACTAGGAGTGAAATAAATGAAAGATATTTGGAAATATGGACGTACTGGCGGAGAGTACGCAGGAAAAGTATTGGACGACATGCTTGTATCCGTTCCTTACACGGATCAGCCGCCGCTTGAAGGATTCCGTGCTGATGGCGAACCGCTAACGATTGCTGATCAGATGTTTGATCCTAAACTGAACCAATGGATTGTTTTAGTGAATGTACTAGATCACAACGATTTAAACAATCTCAAAGCGATGTATGAGTCGTTAGAAAATGAGAACGGCGATTTAAAACAGCTCAACGCCAAACTCATGCTAAACAATGTAGCAATTAAACAGGAAAATACTGCATTGAAAGAAAAAGCGGATAGTTTAGCACAAATCAATTCAAAAATGATGCTTGCTTCGTTACAAAATAGCAAAGACATTTCAGAAATTAAAGAGCAACTAAATCCAGCTTCAAAGGGAGGTGAGTAGTATGTTTAGTTTTAGCGATGTGAAAATGATGTATGATTGGGGCTGTTTTACTGACGATCAAGTTCGACTATTCGTTCCACTATGCATTACAGACGAAGAAGCAGATAAAATCATTAGCAAAGAAGAGAGCGCATCTTAATTGATGTGCTTTTTATTTTGATTCAAGGAGTTGTCACATGATTAATTTAGGGGAATGGGGAGCGATAGCAGGATCAATAACCGCTATCGTTTCTTTGATTTTATTAGTAATTAGACCGATTGTTGCATCATTTACAAAAATTACGAAAACACTATCACAAGTGAGTTACAACTTGGAACTATTAACAAAAGATTTAGAATCGAGCAAATCAGATCGATTGATGATTCATGAAGAACTAAAGAAACACGATGAAAGATTAGATACACATGCAGAAAAATTGGTAGAACACACACAACAAATTAAAACTTTATTTAGGGAAACATCTCGATAAAAATAGAAAGAAGATGAATAAAGATGATCTTACCTGATAAGTATTATCAAGTTATTAAATGGACAGTTTTAACAGTATTGCCAGCTGCATCTGTGTTAGTTGCAACACTAGGCAAAGCATATGGATGGAATGGAACAGATATGACAGTTCTGACTATCAATGCAGTAGCGACGTTTTTAGGTGTTATCACTGGTGTGTCGGCTTATAACTTAAAAAAATAGGAGGAAAAAAATGAAGAAGAAAATCATTTTATCATTGAGCCTACTAATGGCTCTTTTTTTATTGCCAATTAATGGGTTCGCCTATACGATTAACAATGAATTTAATTTAGGTGTAAATGAAGGTAGTTCTCAAGTAGCAAATAATCAGTATATTTTACTGCATGAAACGGCTAACGAAACAGCAACAGGACGCAATGAAGCGCAATATATGCAACGTTCATGGACTAGCGCTTATACTGCTTATATTGTGGGAGACGGTGGAATTGTTTACCAAGTTGGACAACCTGGTTATGTACAGTATGGTGCTGGTTCGTATGCTAATGCCAACAGTCCTGTGCAGATTGAGTTACAACACACACATGATAAAGCAACGTTTGAGAAAAACTACAAGGCATACGTTGAATTGGCTAGAGATTCAGCAATGAAATATGGTATTCCATTAACATTAGACACTCCTTATAACCAACCAGGAATCAAATCGCATTTATGGGTAACACAAAATATTTGGGGCGATCATACAGATCCTTACGGTTATCTTTCTGAAATGGGTGTAAGTAAAGAAAAACTAGCCTATGATTTGGCTCATGGTTTTACGGATGATAATCCAACTACTTCGGAGGATAAACCAGTAATTGATCCAACTCGAGCAGGTGCTGCAAATCCTACACTTACAGATGGAACAAATTACGCCCACATTGATCAGTTCGGAGAAATCGAAAACGCAAACTTGCATGTGGCTGGTTGGCACATCGCTAACTATAAATACGAGTATATCTTCATTATGGATTACAACACTGGGAAAGAATTAGCTCGAGTAAGAGCTGATGGAATTTATAGACCAGATGTAAACCAAACCTATGGCACTTATGGAAACGTTGGTTATCATGTTTCTTTCAATATGCGTAATTTTCCTAACAAGAAAGTCTATGTAATGATGCGGGCAACGAATGATCCAGAGGGAAACACTAAAGGCGGTGCGCAAGATTTTCATGATAAGCGTTGGTATTTGAATATTCCACAACGATAAAAAATAGCCCCTCATTTTTGAGGGGAAGTACATATGACATTGACAAAAATAAAAAGATTTCGGTAGAATAATTATAAGAACCTATAGAATTATCTATTTGTAAACTCAGTATTTCAAAACATATTCTTGTATTAATTAGAGAAATGAAGGGATTATATCATGGAGCAAATTGAAAAAAGGTTGGTTTCAAAAAGTATTGAAGCTTTTTTAATGGGAATGGAAATATATAATAAACCAACAATCCATTATAGAGTAGAAGGGTTTAGTTTTTTTATTTGTAACGCTTGGGAGCTAATGCTTAAAGCTCATCTGATAAAACTAAAGGGCGAAAATAGTATATATTATAATGGAAATTCCGGTAGAACTATCTCGTTAGAAAACTGCATAAAAGAGGTGTTTACTAATAATAAAGATCCTTTGAGGATAAATCTTGAAAAAATAATAGAACTAAGAAATACTAGTACACATTATATAACAGAAGATTATGAAATAATTTTTGCTCCTTTATTCCAAGCGTGTGTATTTAATTTTATAGAAAAAATGAGTAGTTTCCACCAAATAGATGTAACTAGTTATGTTACACAAAGCTTTTTATCTTTAGTTATTAAAGAAGATGACCTCGATCCCTCTGTTATCCGTTCAAAATATTCCTCAGAAACTGCAGAGAAGTTACTGGGAACTAAAAAAGAAATAGAAATATTGACTGAAGAGAATAGTCCTAATTTTGCTGTGGAAATTAATCACAATTTTTACATTACAAAAAAAGTAAATGAAGCAGATGCTACTGTGCGAATAGCAAGAGAAGGAGAAACTCCAGTTCAAATTATCAAAGAACAAAAGGATCCTAGTAAAACTCATATGTATAGTCAAAAAAATTGCGTAGATGAGATAAACAAACTGATTCACCGAGAAGAACTGGACTTTATTTATCATGATTTGAATGGCAAAAAGGAAAGAAAAAAGTTTACTACAGGAGACTTCCAATTGTTTTTAAAATTTTATGAGATGAAGTCAAATGACAGATATACTTATAAACACAAGATAGGTAAAAATTGTCAGTATTCATATTCAAGGTCTACAATTGATTTTATAATAAATGAAATAAGAAAAAATCCAAATACAATAATAAAAAATTTAAAAGAAGAGTCGAAAAAAAGCGTAAAAAAATAAAGATAACTTCAGGGGCAAAGGAATTCTCAGTAATAGTATTACTTTACTCCCATTTGGGAACCCAGCCTTATCCTTCACAAGTTATCTTATTTAACTAAATTATAAAGCTCTATTAAAATATAGTCAATAATTTAGCACAAATTAGTTCTTACTGTCCTTTGATTTTATTAAAAGCCTCAACCAGTCATTGTTGGCTGAGGTCTTTTTCATTTTTTCTGAAAAATCTAATCAAATAATAGACTAAAAAATAACTATGTGAGATAATAAACATAGAAAAAAGCTTCAGATACTCCCTCACCCTAGAGTCTTTCCCCAAAAAGATAAGTATCTGAAGCTTTTTTCTTTTTATGACTTGGAAATAATAGCATAAAATAATATATTTTACAAAGAATAAGTACAATCTAGTTTTTTGCTATTAAATGTGTAATAATAAAGATGCCATCACAACACAAAGAATGAAACCCATTATTATCTAGTCTATGTCCATTCTTTTTGTTTGCAGAAGTTGTGGTGGCTTTCCGTACCCTTAGCTCAGTTGGTTAGAGCAGACGGCTCATAACCGTCCGGTCGTAGGCTCGAGTCCTACAGGGTACATTAATGTAGCCATTTGAATCGTTCTGTGTTAGAATTTTTTGAAGAGTATTATACAAGCTAAAGCTTTTCTTCATTGCCACTCAAATGAGTGGCTTTTTTATGTATCCTTTTATGGATTGGATTAATGAAAGGATGTTTCACATAGTTATACTTCTGTATATTTGAAAAGTTTTACTTTGATTTTTAAATGGAAAGACATTTGGGTTATATTGTGAGATAATAATAAAGAAGAGTTTAAAGCGTTCCCCAAAAACCACTTCCCCATAAGTGTGTTACGCTTTAAACTCTTTTATATTTGAAGCTATTAAAAAGCATACCATATTTTTGAAAAAAAGTGAGAAAAAAGGCTTACAATTGGAGTGGTAGTTAATTAGTGACTTATTTTTGATTTTATAGCACTGATACTATAAAATATAGATATCATCATATTACACAATCTTAATACTAACTTAAAAATATCTCCTTTCATAAGTATGGTGATAAAATCCGTTTCGGGCTACCTTTTTAGGTAGCCTACTTTAATCTTTATACCTTTCTGGATCAACGAAAGTATACTTTATATAATCATAACGCCGATGATCGCTCCGTGCGTCTGGCACGTCAGTCACGATATCAAACAAAAAGTATACGTCCTTCTTCATTCTAGTTTTCGCAGCAGGAATTTTGAAATAGTTCTTATTAGAATAGTAGAGGTTGATTAATAAGCTATCTTCGATTGCTAAAAAGAAAACTTCTGAATTCCATACTTTATAAAAATCTTTGATAAATCTATTCGTAGGATCGAATTTAAACCATAATTGTGTCTTTCCTTCTATTAAAATATCTTGGTTATACGCATCTTCTTTGAAATTTAAGGTAATTGATATGTATCCCGACCAAATATTAGGGTTGTTAGAAATTAAAGACCCTAGTCCTAGTGATAATAAAATACCAGATAATTATACAGCGCAACAGTATATTGAAGATATTTACAATGTTAGATCTGAAATACAAAGAGTTCTAGATAGAATTGAAAATGAAATTGGTAAGATAATGATGGAAATGGAAAGATCGTGATAAAGTTTTTGTTACTATTTTTAATAATGCAGCAAAAAAATATTGCCACCATTTTGCCACCGATGACTGAGGTTTTCTCAGGTGTTTTGAAATGACCTAAAGATAGAAGAGATTATTTAGTTCCTTTATAACCTTTAATACTAGAAGCTTAGAGACTATCTTAGATTAATAGAGAATAGTACAGTTAGATTATTGCGAAAAGAAGCCTTCATGGCCGTTCTGAAAATGGATGAGGAAGAAAGTAAGAAGTAGCAAGGAATTTAGGAGTTTCTTAGCTTCCAAAATTTGTGAAATTCAAAAATATTCGCCCTATGTTCGCCCAAGTTTTTACTTGGGCGAATTTTTTGCATTTTAAATCAAAGATCTTTTCAGACGTTGGGCGAAAATATCAACAGCTTCATTTTTCATTTTTTTGGTTACATGTGCGTAAGCATCCATAGTAGTAACTAATCTAGAATTACCAACTCGAGCCTGGATTTCTTTTGGGTTTGCCACCGGATTGTTACCGGTGGCTTTTTTTGGTAAAATTCAAGAATTTTTTCTTAAATTCTCCATGATATCTATCGTTTCAGTTTTTATCTTATTTGTCACATGAGAATAGGTGTACATCTAATAATGCCTTGGATACCTTGGAATCAGTGGATGAGTTGGAAACAACTTTGGATTAATCAAAAGAATCCATGTATAAACTGAGTTATGACGTTTAAGTTAGCGCAGAATCCCTAGCTATTTAAAAAATGGTTTGGCTAAGATCTCTCAAAAAGAGTATTTATTCAAATAACTTTTTAGAAAAATAATTAGGCTAGAAACAAAAGAAGCCAGCTACAAGAGCTGGAAAAGTTAATTTTTTGTATTCAGATAAATTAATATACAAATAAAAAATACTATCGAAAACACTAACCCAACTAAATAATTGGATAAAAAAAGGGGATCAGAATCTGAATCATCCCAAATCTTGATCATGAAATAGATAAATGGGAGGAATGAGACGACCAATAAACAATCTTTTTTACGCCATATTTTCAAACAACTTAGAACAATAATTTTATATGCACAAGTAACCCAGAATAAGATTTTACTAATAAATAACAAAGTTATATCCTCTTTATTTTTTCTCTTTCCCAATATATTTATTTTATCACTATTTATTTATTATGAGAAAGAAATGAGACTAAGGGGAGAAGTCACAACAAAGTTTCTGAAGAAGAAATATAAAATGGCAAATCGGCGTGTTGTTAATGCGAGTGAGGCTATTCGTAAGTTTGGATTTCTATATTAGATAATGATCGTCAATGGGAGGGAACGGAATAAAAATAAAAGACGGATTTTACGATAGTAGTCATGGTATTGATGGTTAAATACTAGATATGCCGATAAAGTACCCTAATTAATTCGGATTGAAAGAATGATGAAATGCGATAGACAGCAACGGTTGAAAAATAGTAAGAACAATTAGGAAGAGTTGAAATTCACATCCTTGTTTTTACTATTTCCGTTGCTGTCTATCAATTTATAAACATCAAAGTTATGTTTACTTAAAATATATCAATTGCTTATTGTCAAAGATAAATATAATACGCATCAGCTTCCGAAGTAACAGAATTTACCTTATGGAGTCCTTCTAATTTGATGTGGAGTTCATTGGCAACTTCTTCAATATATTTGTTAAATATCCTATTTTCTAATTTTAAATAATTAGCAATCTCTATAGAAATAACTTTTTTACGTTCTTTTCCTATAAACTGAATATTAAAATTCCTTATAACGTTGTTTCTATCACTTTCATTAGGAAAGCTACTTCTCATTGATACATATTTTTTTATAGATGCAAGAGTGCTTTTTATCATTTGAAATTCATCCAT